CCAATATTTCGGATATAACCTTTTAGCGTCACTAAATCTGAACGGGAGCGCCGTTGCGACAGATTTTACGCTCAAAAGTGCCTCTCCCAACCGGTGGACAAGCGCCATTGTTGTTTATCTCCCCTCCTCTTCCGGCTGGTATTCTGTGTCTGGAATCAAGACAGCCTCTACAATAAGCGCTTCTATATCTTTCAGAAGCTCTCAAACGCATGGGACTGCAAGCTCCGGAAACAGAACTGTAAATGTCCCGTCTGCCGCAGCCCCTAAGGCTCCCGCGGTTTCTTTGAGCACAACAACTGTGCTGCCCAGCGGGACGGTCCGGATCGGCGCAAGCGGCGCTTCCTGGGGTGACGGCGGCGCTGGAAGTTATACCTACCAGTATAATACCGGGTCCGGCTGGAAGACCTTTTACTCCGGCTCCTCCGCACAGACGATTGATTTTTCGCCGCAGAAATACGGTGGGACATACGGAACAAAATTCAGAATCAGAGCGCAAATTACAAACGGATGGGGACAGCAGGCAACCGGTTCAGAGGTTTCTTTTTCTTGTGTGTCAAAAACAGGAACTCCGGGTAACTTTACCGCATCCCCTTCGCCTATGAAAAGGCGGGACACGCTGTTACTGGCCTGGACGGCTCCCTCCGCCGGATCCGGCAGCATTACCGGCTATAAACTGGCAGTTCAGTATAACGGCGGTTCTTGGCTTGACTTAGGAGAAATGGAAAACACCTCTTTTTCTACGCGGCCATTGAATTATAGCGGCTTTAAGCTGAGGTCCGGCGGCGTTCTTCGCTACAAGCTTACCGCTACAAACTCCTACGGTGTTCAGTCAGATGCGGCATACGTATCCGTCGCCATACAGGGCGGAAGCTTTTTCTATAAACATGGCGGCACGTGGGACGACAGCGGAACCATGTATATTCGTATGAATGGAGCTTGGAGAGAGGCAGATGACATCTTAATAAAAACAGGCGGACAATGGCGTCAGCCATAAAGGAGGAAAATAAATGGTAGAAAGAGAGATTACCTTGGTTGCAGAACGTGACCGGCTGCTGCCAAGTACAAAATACGCCGGATTCGCCGGTGAGCATTTGGCAACACGGCTTCTGTTTCAGATTCCTGAAGAATGGATTGTAGATGAATCTCTCCAGTATTATGTGGCATATCAGACGGCAACCGGGCGCCGCTACCGGACAGAAAATCTGCACTGGCCGATTGAGACAACCCTTCCCCAGGCGGTAACAAGGGCCGGCAAGCTTTTTGTTCAGCTCAATGCGGTAAAGATTTTAGAGGATGACACCCAGCTTGTTAAAAGCGCTTCCTGCACGTTGATTATCGGGCCATCCATTGTGGGACAGTATGAGGAAGCCGACAACGCGCTTGTAGGGTTGCTAGAGGGCGCCGTCGCAGATTTTCAAACGGCTCTGGATGAGCTGAATAATATTATTTTTAACCCAGAAGAGCTCAAAAAAGGTCCCAAAGGCGATCAGGGGCCACAGGGTGAGCCCGGTCCCAAAGGAGATACGGGCCCCCAGGGCCCCCAGGGAATACCGGGCCCTAAAGGAGACGCCGGGGTTCAGGGGCCAGCGGGCCCACAAGGGCCCGTGGGGCCCGTAGGTCCGCAGGGACCTACCGCCAATATCGACGCCTTACAGGAAAACCTAGATGACCTGGAAGGCTACGCCGGCTACACGGACACAGATATTTACGGCTTAGAGGCGGATTTTGCTGCAAATACCTTTACCCGCCTGGCGGGCGCAGCCGGAAAAAATCCCGGCGCTGATTTTGACAGTACAGGCGCTTTTGGCGGGCGGCGCCGGTGCAACGTAACCAACGAGGGAACCGTTACCGCCTATTACGGCGACGCCGGTTACACGGAAACCGGGAAGCTAACAAAAGCCGTTACGGTTGACGGGACGGAATACCCGGTGGGTTACCCGGTACAGGTTATGGTGGAACAGCCCCGTTTTTATTACAGGGTCGTGCCGCTGGTATTGGAGCCGGTTGAAAACGGGAGAGGCTGCCACCTGCGCAAAGCGAGGTATTATGTTTCCGATACTCCCCGGGCAGGGTTCCGGCTCCATCCTGCTTTCATCAGCAACGGAAAAGAAAAACAAACCGTTTACCTGTCGGCTTACGAGGGGTGCCTATGGGACGCATCGGCGAGCGCATATATCAAGGACGATGCCCAGGTAGGAGACTTCAATACCGACATGCTTTCCAGTATTGCAGGCGCAAAACCAGCCTCCGGCGTGGGGGTGCAGAACCTTTCCCGCTCCAATGCAAGAAAACTGGCGGAAAACAGGGGGCCCGGCTGGGAAATGGCCTATGCGGCTACACTTTCAGTGTCTCAACTCCTTATGGTCATTGAATATGCTTCCTTTCATATGCAGCGCGCTATTGGCCAGGGAGCAGTATCTAAAACGGATGACGGAGCCTCCAATCTGGCTGAAAACACCGGTGCGACGGCGAGCCTGGGAAATGCCTCTGGAACAGCAGCCAACGGCAATAATATTCAAATGGTGTCCTACCGGGGAGAAGAGAATCTCTGGGGAAATATCATGGAAATGGTTGACGGAATGAATGTTTTAAACCCGGACCCGTTCACTGCCGGCCAAAGCGGACAGCTGTTTGTTGCCGATCATGGTTTCAAGGAGAACACAGGGGACTTGCCCTATCAGGAAACGGGACTTTATCCGGTATATGGAGCAGGATTTATTTCCGCCTTCGGATATTCTCCGGAGTTTGACTGGCTGTTTGTTGCCAGTGAGCTGAAGGGTAACACAAGCCTCCCAGTGGGCGATTATTTTTCCAGCTTGGACACAGGCTGGCGTCTTCCTGTAGTATCAGGCGAATGGCATCGGAGCAACGCCGCCGGGCCCTTTTATATGAATCTGGCTTTTTCCTACGGACGTTCCAGAAATACCAACGCCCGCCTGGTATATATTCCTCAGGGTAGCCAGGACCCGCCTGCCAAGGAGCCTGTTTATCAGTATGAAAAAGGCGCAGCCAACGGCGTAGCCACGCTCGATTCCGGCGCTAAGGTTCCCGTGCCGCAAATCCCGGCAGCCAATTCCCTTCAGGTGTTAAACCTGGGGCCATATCAAAACAATGACAGAATCCAAACGGGCCAAGATTTAAACAATTATACGACTGGTGGGAGTTTTTGGTGTGGTTCCCTTGAAATTGCGAATACGCTTCTGAATTGTCCATATAAAGGCCGGTTCAAATTAATAGTAGATGAAGCAACCCAGAATGGGGAAATCATTTATCAATATATTATACCCGGCCATGTTGGTTATGGGTCTATATATACAATCTATTATAGGGTATACGATACGTACACCTCATCTACTCCCTGGGGGCCCTGGCGGACAATGATGAGCGTTGTGGAAGGAAACCAGGACAGCATACAACAGACCTCCGCTTTGCTCGGCTTAAACAAAGGTACAGCAAACGGAATAGCCACGCTTGACTCAAATGCTAAAATTCCGTCAACGCAGATTCCACAATTGAACTACATCTCAACTACAGAAAAAGGCGCAGCCAACGGCGTAGCCACGCTCGATTCCCATTCAAAAATTCCGTCAGTGCAGCTTCCTTCATTATATGCGACATTAAAAGAGTATGCGAGCTATGAAGATTTGGGAGTGGAAGCAACGGCTACCTTTCAGCAAATCTACAACGCAATGCCGGATAATTCAATCGCGCTGTTAAGAAAAGTTATAGAAGTGAGCCAGGAAGAATACCCAGAGGCGTTTGGTCTAATGACAATTATTAAAAGAGGCGGTTATTCAGACTGGGAATTTATTCAGCATAAATATATGGGCAGCCGAAGCGTTGTAAGAAAATGGGTAGGGAGTTTTCGTGGGGATTCAGGAGTAGGATTTTCTGGCTGGTTTGAGGCCCCGAATATTTCAGAAGATACGGTTCTTCCCGATAACTGTTTGTTGTCATGGGACGGGGTTGGAATTGCTCAAGGAAGCGAGGAAGGCGCGTGGACGCCGGTGTTGATATCGAGGAGTGGCCCGGCGGTAAGCTATACAATTACCGAAAATCGCGGCTGTAAATATTGGACGCTCGGCGATTGGGTCTATATTACCTGTTATCTACGTGTAAGGATTACTGCTGCTGGTGACGGGAGTTCCGGCAGCAGATCTTATGCCGGAATACAGGGGCTGCCCTTTGCGGTATCAACCGAAAGCAGGTACCCCATTACCGTGACAGAGCTGTATGGCTGCGTCAGCAATAATTGGGATGTCGGCTATGTGGATGACGACGGCGGAGGCTCCGTTTATTTTCAGAAGGACGACGGAGCCGCGCAGGAATGGTGGATGGTTAATAGCTCTTCTACCAATGGCGGTATTAATTTTTGCGGCTGGTACAAGAAAGCGACATAGAGAAAGGAGGTGCAGGAAAAATGTACGAAGAAATCACTTTGCAGGACCTTGACCGGGATAAGGTCAATGTAATGAGGCGAAAGTATATCGAGCTGGAAGGGACAAGCTACCCCATCGGAGATATTTTCCGGCGGTCGTATGCGAACAGCGCGAATGGGCGAAAGCAGGTCCAGGAGGAGATTGCGGAGCCCTACTTCAGCGCCGTTATGGCGGTATGGGGAGAAGAACCCACGGTATTCCCGGAGGAACCGGAAATCATTGAAACGGAGGCATGAAACATGAACGAAAGCATTTTGGAAATCGAGCTTGGGCCAGGCGAGGAAATCAGCGCCGAAACAGCCAAAGAGCTGAGCAACGGAAAGGGTGAAGAGCATGAGTAACAGCGCATTGGTGAACTATACCTGTATATCCCCTAACAGCAATAATCCGCGGAACGCCGGCATAAAAAAGATCACCATCCACCACATGGCGGGCAACCTCTCTGTTGAGACCTGCGGGAAGATTTTTGCCAGCTCCGCCCGTCAGGCTTCCTCCAACTATGGGATTGGAAGCGACGGAAGAGTGGGCATGTATGTGGAAGAGAAAAACCGCTCCTGGTGCAGCTCCAGCCCGTCAAACGACCATCAGGCGGTGACAATCGAGGTGGCCAACGATGAAACCGGCGGCGACTGGCATGTAAGCGATAAGGCTCTGGCTAAGCTCATTGACCTCTGTGTGGACATTTGCCAACGAAACGGGATCGATAGGCTGAACTATACCGGAGACACCGCCGGCAACCTAACCATGCATTGCTGGTTTTCCGCCACCTCCTGCCCCGGCCCCTATCTCAAGAGCAAATTCCCCTACATAGCCGAAGAGGTCAACAAGCGCCTGGGCGGTTCGGGACAGGCGGAGGCCGGCGCATCCATTCAAAAAGGCGACCTTGTAAAAATTGCCCCCGGCGCGGTCTATTACAACGGCGCGGCAATCCCGTCCTGGGTAAAGAATCAAAGCTGGTATGTGTCTCAAGTCAGCGGGGATCGGGCTGTGATTGACAAGAACGAAAGCGGGACAAGCTCCATATGCAGCCCGGTAAATACAAAGTATCTGTCGGCAGCCGGCAGCACGGGCGCCGCGCCCGCCCCTTCCGAACCGAAAAAGATCGAGGCAGGCGGCAAGGTGAAGGTAACCGGCAGCCAATACACCAACGGCGTGGCGATTCCCTCCTATGTTAAAGGGAACACCTACACGGTCCAGCAGGTCAAGAGCGACCGGGTACTGCTGAAGGAGATTTATTCCTGGGTCCCCCTGAGCGGCGTGCAGGCCGTATAAGGGAGGCGCAAATGGAATGGCTTAAGGGTATTTCGGATATTTGCTCCTATTTGTCTATTATTGGGACGCTGCTTGCAGTGGCGTTCAAGGGGGCGGCATACCTCCGGCGGATGAATGAAAAGATTGACCGGTTGGAGGGGTATTCCCACAATGATTATATGAACACCTTAAAGCTCACCATTATGAGCGAGGAAATCCCCCTGGAGGAGCGGTTAATCGCGGGTGAGAAATATGTGCAGGAGGGCGGAAACGGGGCAATAAAGGCCAAATACCGCCTTTTGCAGGAGGAATACGAGAAAAGAAACGGAGGCTATCAGCATGGATGAGTTTTTCAGCTGGAAAATGCTGGCGACATTCGCGGGAGCAACCGCGGCAACGGGGATTTTGACCCAGTTTCTCAAGAATCTAATCCCGAAGCTGCCGACACAATGGCTCAGCTACCTATTGGCGCTGGTGCTTCTGTGCGCGGCGACGGCGGCAATCGGAGACTTTACAGACTGGACGTCCTGGGCAATCCTGCCGCTGAATGCGGCGCTGGTGAGCATGGCGAGCAACGGCGCGTTTGCGGCGGTCAAGCGTGCGGCGGAAGGCAAGGGCAAAACAGAATAGATAGAAAGAGAGCCCCGGAGTGATCCGGGGCTTTTTTCTGTGGATTTATTTCACTGAAATTAGCCGGAAATAAATCATGGGATATAATAAAGCTATGGTAAAACTTTCCAGAGGGGTAAGAAAACGAGGTGAAAGCTTTTGGAAAATAATATTGCCCCTCTTGATAACGACACGATAACCCGTTTGGTGTATGCCCATGACGATGAGCTCACAGAGGCCATCCGGCAAATCCGCGTCCTGATGGACAAAGTCAAGGAGCTGGAAGAAATCAAAAAGTAGTCAAAAGGTAGTCACCGGGCGCCTTCAGGCAAAAAAATAACCGCATAGACCACCGTAAAACGGCTGTCTTATGCGATTATTTCTGGCGCGCCCGGAGGGACTCGAACCCGCGACCTCTTGATTCGTAGGCAATTTTCAATGCCTATCCATCTGTGTGCGTCAGCATAAACGGCTATTTCATGCGATTTTTAAAAACTTACTATTTTGGGCCGTGGTAGTCAAAAGGTAGTCAACTGGTTTTTGACGGCTGCTCCTCCAAAAAGTATCTTTCAATTCTCCCGGCGGCCTTCAGTCCATCCCCACGTTCCAAATGGGTGTATATTTCCGCCGTCATCTGTATGGAGGAATGGCCCAAAAGATATTGGGCTGTACGGAGGTCAACGCCCGCATGATATAAAGTAGTCGAATATGTATGACGCAGCATATGCGGATGTACGGGAAAATCCACCCTGCGTTCAACCCTTTCCCATAGACGGCGAAACGCAATTTTTGTCATTGCACCGCCGTCAGTCTTAGCAATTACATATAGCCCCCTCCTGGGAGTTTTACCTAATATTTCACGAAGCGGCGCCGGAACCGGTATGGTTCTGTGCGCTGCTTTTGTTTTCAGCTCTTGAGAGGGGTCCGGCTGATTTCCAATAAAAGCGACCGCTCGATTTACGGTTAAGCTGTCCGGCTCAATGTCTCCCCATTGCAGCCCCAGTGCCTCTTCTCTGCGCAGGCCACAGTATAAGCACAGCGCGACAAAAGCCAGGGCCTTGGCATCATCGCAGGCCGCCAGAAGCTTTTTGGTCTGGTCCTTTGTCAGATATTTAGCTTTATCGGGCTTGGCATGGGGCGTGATTTTGATTCCCTCTGTCGGATCCTTTATCATCAGGCCGTTTTGCCTGGCTGTATTAAAAATTTGCTGCATTGTAAGTAAAACCTTATGCTGTAAGCTCTCTGATTTCTCAGATACGCCGGTCATAACCTCCCGGACATGCACCGGACGGACCTCGCGCAGCGGCATATCCCCAATAATTCCCATGATATGGGTGTTATACGCGTTTTTGTACATGGCCTTTGTATTAGGCCTCAAATTAGCCTTGTATTTCTCAAGCCATATTTTGGCCCATTCGCCCACTAAGGTTTTATCATCTACGATTAAGCCCCGCCGGTCCTCTTCAAGCACAGCAAGCGCCGCCTGGTTGAGCTCTGCAATCGTTTTACCGTATACAATCTTTTGTTTCCCGGTCGATAGCGTAACCTTCTTTTGATACCGCCCATCTTTTCTTTTTTTAGGCACAAAATTCCCCTCCTATTCGTCAAATTGCCATGCTCCTACGTCGCGCTACGTCCGTATAGAATGTTGTGTAAGCCTCATTTAAAGGATATAGGCGCATTATTCTTTTATAGAAATATATTTATTTGGTGAATTTTCCAATTTACAAAACCATAGCCAAGGTTTACTATGCAACCGTAACGTTACCGCCGGAATGGCGCTCAAATATGCAGAGGACGAATAGCCGGGTGAGCTCCGGCACTCTGCACATCGAGGTGTACATATGAACGAATTAATCAAAGTGGATTTCACGGGCGAACGCCCGGCGGTTTCTGCGCGGGAGTTGCATGAGTTCCTGGAGGTAAAAACAGCATATAAAGACTGGTTCCCCAGGATGTGTGAATACGGGTTTACCGAAGGCGAGGACTTTTGCTCATTTTTGAGCGAAAGCACCGGGGGACGCCCCGCACAGGACGCCCAGCTCACCATTGATATGGCGAAGGAAATCTGTATGCTTCAGCGCAACGAAAAAGGCAAGCAGGCCCGCCAATATTTCATAAAACTGGAAAAGGACTGGAATAGCCCTGAAAAGGTTATGGCCCGGGCCCTGCACATTGCGGATGAAAAAATCAAACTGCTTTCAGCCCAGAACTCCGTCCTCACCGTACAGAATACCATCATGCAGCCGAAAGCAGCGTATTTTGACGAGCTCGTTTCCCGCAACCTGCTCACCAGTTTCCGGGAAACGGCCAAACAGCTTGAAATCAAAGAAAAGGAGTTCATCCGGTTCCTGGTGGATAAAAAATACATCTATCGGGATAAGAAAGGGAAGCTCATGCCCTATGCCGAGAAAAACAACGGCCTTTTTGAAATGAAGGAAAGCTTCAACGAGAAAACCCAATGGAGCGGAACGCAAACGCTCATCACTCCCAAAGGCCGCGAAACATTCCGGCTGCTTTATTTGAAAACCGCGTAATACGCTTTACTCTGCCCTCCCCGTGCGGGGAGGGATGGCTTTTTTATTTAATATCCGTTTGCTTCTGCTCCGTAAACAGCCTGTTCATGGGTAAATCCATCGTATTCTAGCTGTCTGATGAGGCTATCTCGTGAAAAAGACATAATGTCTAAATATGATTTAGCCTTTTTGACTGCTTGTTCATTCCAATTTGCGCCACAGTTATTTGCACCATAGGTAGCCTGTTCGGTGGTGTATTTATCATATTCTAGCTGCTTGATTAAACCGTTATAAGAAAACGGCATAACGCTCAAATAATTTTGAGCTGATTTAAGCGCCTGTTCGTTCCAGTTCGCGCCACAATTATCTGCGCCGTAAACTGCTTCATCATGGGAATAGCCCTCATATTCCAACTGCTGAATTAGCCCTTGATAAGAAAATGCCATTACCCTAAGATAATTCTTCGCCGCCTTAAGCGCATTACTTTGTCCCGCTGTCCCGATACTTGGAGAAGAAACCGGGTTCTGTGGTTCCTGCTTCTGAGATTCCGCTTTTGAGGTAACCGGTTTATTTTCAGTGGGCTTAGTGGCACTAGCTGTATTATTGTCATTGCCCGTCGGCCTTGAATCATTCCCGTTTGTAGGGGTGTCGCTGTCTGAGATTTTGGAAGATTCGTCAAAAGAAGATGGTTTATCAAGGGTTGATTCATCACTAGTATTACTATCTTCATCATCGGATTTAATATAGCGCCCCAATGTTTTAACCTTACCGTTTTCTACAACAGCATATACAGTATTGCTGCTTAAATCATCATACCACGCATAATAATTATATTTTAGATTTATGGGGTCAAAACCCATTATTTCAGCAGCTTCATCCAGTGTCATTTCCTCTTGTAGTTGCCCTGCGTGTACAACAAACATCTTCCCATATGAATAAGCGTATTCATGTATTTTTGAGGTTGGAGAATGGCATAAATCACTATTCAATGCCTTTACATAATCAGAAACCTGGTCTTCGGTAAAGGCGTTATTAAGGCGGACTAAAATATTATCTTTTATGATCTGATATTGCAACTCATCCGATTCCGTAAAACCATTTAAATATTCTGCCCGCTTTTTTGCTTCGTTATTATTATTGAAAATTTCTATAGATCCACTTTTGGGCTCTGTTAATGAATATTCTCCTAGCCGCTCATCTGCAAAATTTCCTTTTTCAATATAGTCGTGTTCTCCAGCTCCATTAGGATCGTTATCATCTGTAAACACAATATGATATACAATCGGGATATCAGCTTCTGTAAGCTCTTTAATTAGTATTTCTACAGTGTTTTTGCTTTTACTGTTAGCACACCCAGCCAAGATACCACACATTAAAATACAGATTAATAATGTGCAAGCAATCCTTTTCATAAAAATTCTCCTTATCTTTCCCGATCTCTATAAGCGGTTAATTCTCTAAAAATACAACTCCGTATCTAAATTTCCGTATGTATACCAGCACACCACCTTTTTCATGAAATCTTCGGTGACGTCAAAGTATTCGGCTAAGGACCATATTTCCGTATAACCATTAGCTATTGCTTCATCAAGCTCTGATTCAGAGATTAAATGCTGGATTGCCCACTTGTTAGCCTTATTTTCATGTTTTCCCCTTATATCGCACGGACTATCGACGTTGTAAAACGCCCCTGTTTCCACGTGTCCTAGTTCGTGGGCAAGACATTCTTTTTTCTCAACCTGTGTTGGCAAGCGTTTTGGATCTATTGCAATCCAACCTTGAGGAAGGGATATAGCAACAGAGTGTCCCATATTAAGCTCATCAATAGAAATTCCTTGTTTTTCTGCAAATTGATAAATCTGTAAAAGGGTCATATCTTACTTCCCTCTATTTTGATCCTGCGCTTTCTTAAATCTAATAAAGTCCAAAACATCCTGCTTTTGACCGTCGGTTAATTCCTTGACCTCGCCGTATAACGCAAAATCAATTCCTTTCAATTCTTTATCAAGCTCACTGCTATCGGCAGTGGGCTCTTCTTTTCGTTCATTGCCAAATTGAAGATAGTCAATAGAAGTATTGTAATAATAAGCTATTTGTGGTAGGTATTTACGGTAAGATTTATTCCGCCCATTAAGCCAGTTGGTTATCACATTGGGGTGGATATTCAAATATTCTGCAAGTTCTTTTTTAGCTCCATGTCTTGGGCCGATACACTTTACAATTCTTTCTAACACTTCATCCATAAAATAACCTCTTTTTTGTGCATGCATACAAATCAAACAAAACACAACTGAAACTATTGATTTTGTGTGTTTAGTGTGTTATAGTATACATATACCAAACAAAACACACATTTCAAAAAGAGTAGATGTGTAACTATTAGGACTTGAACACACAGATCGTTTGTCTTGTAATCAGATAATATCACAATACCAAACAAAACACAACTATCAAACCACACAAAGAATAGAGGTGATGTATAGACAGATTGTATAAGGAAGAAAATCCAGATATATCACGTGAATGGAGGTGGAGCAGTGTTACAGTTATACACCTGTCAAGAAATTGCAGAGCGATACAGAGTTGAAGTCATTACCGTATGGGATTGGATTCGCAAAAAGAAATTACCAGCTATTAAAATTGGACGCGATTATAGGGTTAGCGACAGAGATATCGAATATTTTGAATCAACCCGGAAAACCGTTCACCCCCCAATTAAATAATACCACCCTATCTGTCCGTTAAACAGGACTTTATGAAGGATGGAAAAAAATTTTAGAAGGGGGTGAGGAAATGAAAAAAGACATCAATATTCCTAAAATCGATATGGATGAAGAAAGCCCTCCGCTACCTCCTTTTGTGGAGAAAGTGACAGGGCAAATAGATTGGATACGGTATTATATTGCAACTACTGAATCCGCATTGCGAACCAAAATTAATGTTATTTGGATCATAGTTCTTGTTCTTTGTTTTATGGTAGGATTCCTGTTTGCAAAGCTATTGTGACAACCCAAGCACGAATCCAAATACAGCGCTTACGGCTGCAAGCAATACAGAACATACAGACTTTATAATCTGCATTTTTAATTCTGCAAGGTATATTGCACCTTCTTTTGAAACTGCAATTTTCCATTCAGTGACTTGTTTCATTTGCACTAATCCCATGTTGAACAAGACGCAACAAGTCTTCCATTGCGAACGATTCGCCCATTGGGATAGGAACGGAATACGCCATATCAGCGGGAAGGCATGAATACAATTATACGAGACAGCAAAAGCGTTTGGCGATGAAATTTCTTGGTGAGTTTTCAAGAGTACTGTACGCAAGACCAAATATTGCACGATAATCGACACTAGGGGTCGCCTCCTTTCCACCTTATTATAACGTGGCCCAGGAGGAAGAACAAGCAGACACGCCCCCACTCGCTATGTGGAGGGCAGGGAAATTTTTAGGAAGGAGAAAGTATGAATATCTGCGACGCGGTTAAGGCGCGAACTACAAACAAGCCGTATATAACACGGCAGTCTTGGAATTATCCAACAAGTGTATGGTGTAATGCTGCGGTTAAAATTTTACCTACAGATACGCCGGATTGCTGCACAATTGAGAGCGTGGCAAGCAATGCCCCCTGCCGAGGGTGGCAGCCCCAGGCAGAGGATTTAATTGCGAACGATTGGATCACGACTACTTAGAACCAATCACGAATTTCCTTGACGAATCTATAGCCCTTTTTTAGCATTGTGTTTTCATCGCATTCTTGTATAGATTGAATCTTCAAGGCAATTTCGCAGGGCTCATTGTTGCTATAGTGTACCGACAACAATCCATCGGAATCAAGCATACGAATAGCGGCATGTACTAAATGTGGCGGTTCTTTCGGAAATAGCGTAACCAGTTTACTCGCACACGAAAATTGGTTCCGTTGCTCAATAAAATCTCGACACATGGAACAAATAATTTTGTCCGCTATTTTACAAGCTTTCAAAAAACCACCTCCCTTCCCCGCTCCTATTATACAGCCCAGGGAAAAGAGGGACAAGGTTATTCACATTTATCAACCGAGTTTTCAACAAAAGGAAGGAGGCCAGAACATGGAGGAAAGCATTTATGAGCTTCGCGAGGCCGTCGGGCTGGAGGAAATCAACCGGCTGCTGGCGACAGGCCGTTGGAAAGTTCGCAGCTTAGATTGGGACGATGAAATCCCGGTGGCTAAATTGGTTCGTAACAAAAGGTGAGGGAGGGAAAGCGATGAATCAACACATCGAAGCTGTCTTTGAATGGAGCTTCCGCATATTGCTGCTGGCGCTTGTTACCGCCATGATTGCGTTTTATTTCAAAATGATTGTTTGAGAGGAGGAATTTAAATTGGATTTTAACCTGGAAGAGTACATTCGCGCCATTGTTCGAGAGTGTATAGCCGAAGGGCCGGAAATGAAGACACGGTTTACCGCTGAGGATATAGCGCAGCGTTTTGGATGGAGCCCGGCCAACGCCAGACGAGTGATAAACAACGGAAGCTTTGGAGAGGTTATCGCAGCGAGCCCAAAGCATAAGGTCGTAACTCTTCAGGGCGTTCTTGAATTTGAACGGAACAGAACGGTCAAAGCGTTGACGCATTCAAAAAGGGAAACAGGCCGGCGGACCGTCATTCATAAGAATCCTGGAAGAATCTGAGGGAGGACAGCAATGAACTTTCTAATCACCTTGTACATATTCTCTGCGGCGTTTGCACTGATGGTCCTTGTGGCCTGGATATGTGAGCGCCGGGAGCGCGGGAGGGCCCGCTGTAAGATTCGGACAATGAGGAAGGGCGAAAGGAGAAAAGCGGCATGAATATACCGGAGTGCTGCACGCACTGCAAGACCATGCAGAAACACAACTGTATTTTTCAGGAATCCTGCGTCATAGTCCGGCAGTTCCTGCGCAAGCAATACGACAGTATGATGATCGAATACAGCAACGATACCCATAGGAGGCTGAAAAACAGGCATGGCAGATAATAAAAAGAGCCGCGCAGGAACGGCAATTCCTGACGCGGCAAACAGAAAGAACTTACCTATAGTATATCAACGTGGACGGAGGTTGTCAAATGGAAAATGTGAATGGGTTAATGCTTGACATGGTAGCAGATTTATATAAACGGGCCCAAGAGGGCGAGCGGTACTACGGCGAGACGTTGGACCTTAAATATGAGATTCAGGCTTTAAAGGCCCGAATCCAGGAACTGGAGGCGAGGCTCAATGACTAAGGGGTATGAATGGGCGCAGGCACAATATGACCGGCAGGAGCCTTTCCTTCCTGTCTGTGAAGGCTGCGGCCACACTGTAGACGCCGTCGCTGATATAGACGGGACGAGGCTTTGCGAAGCCTGTGTTTCCGAATGGCTCCTGAACCATTTGGATATTATGACAGACCGGATTATGAGTTGGGGAGCATTGGCGGGTTAAAGGAGACGGTGTGATGATTACATTTAGAGCGCTGCGGGCTGATGAAATAGAAGCCCGCGTTTCAACTGTAAAAGAAAGCGGGATGTCATTGCTGTTATACAAGGATGCCCGCTGCGATATGCGAATTTTAGACGAAACCTTCGGCCCGGAAAACTGGCAAAGGGACCATTACGAATGCAAGGGGAACCTATTTTGCAGGGTTGGAATCCTCACTGAAAACGGATGGGTTTGGAAAAGTGATTGCGGCACAGAAAGCTATGCGGAAAAAGAAAAAGGGGAATCATCCGACAGCTTCAAAAGGGCTTGTTTTAACTGGGGAATTGGAAGAGAGCTATATACAGCTCCTTTTATATGGATTAATCCTACCGGAAAAGACGGAAAGCCAAATTATCGGGACAAATACGACCGCTTTGCCATTACATACCTGAATGTTGAGGATGGGCGAATCACAGCGCTGAATATTGAGAACCCAAAGCTTCGCCGGACAGTTTATATGTTTGGCAACTGTTTCCCGGAATACGCCTGCTGCGTCTGCGGAAAGGCCGTTACAAAGGAGATTTATGAAGGAAGCATGCAGGCCAATGGGAAAGCCTACTGCTCTATGGGCTGCAAAAGGAAAGACCGTCATGAGTAAATCAGTTATGCAAAGCGCTGAAGAAAGCTATCTTTCAAGAAGGACAAGCAATCTGCATAAGCACCACATTTATTTTGGGAATCCAAACCGAAGGCTTTCAGAGGAATATGGTTGTTGGTGTTGGCTGACAGAGGAAGAACACACCGGATTCAAAGGTGTACATCACAACAGGGAACTCGATCTGCTTTTAAAGTGTAAGTGTCAAATTGCCTTTGAGCGTATTTATGGACATGAAAAATTCATGGAAGTATTTGGGAGGAATTATATTGACCGGGTATGATTTGATGGACAGAATGGGCCAACTAACGGCTCTATTAGAAACAGCGCTCCGGCAGTTTGGAAAGCGGGGCTCTGAATGGGCAGCCTCAGAGCGAGATTACCGTATTGCGTTATCGCAAAAGCTGCTGGAATTGAGGGCTCAAGGAATCCCCGTCACCATTTTAGCAGATTTGGCCCGCGGGGACGCTAAAATAGCGGCAATGAAATTTGACCGGGACGCAAAAGAAGCGCTGTATAAGGCGGCGCAGGAGGCCATACAGAGCTACAAGCTGCAGATGAAACTAACTGAAGCGCAGATAGAGAGAGAATGGGGGAAAAGCAATGCTTAACACAGCAATATTCATGGGCCGGCTGACTGCGGACCCGGAGCTAAGGCACACGTCGAGCGATACGGCGGTGACAAGCTTCACGGTAGCGGTTGACCGTTCCTATGTAAAAACCGGAGCAGAGCGCCAGGCTGATTTTATAGACGTAGTCGCATGGCGCAGCACGGCGGAGTTTATCTGTAAATATTTCAAGAAAGGCCAATTAATTGCCATTCAGGGATCCATACAAACGCGAAGCTATGAGGACAAAAACGGGAACAAGCGCAAGGCGGTTGAGGTTGTCGCGGACCAGGCGCATTTTGCAGGCCCTAAGAGGGAGCAGGAGGGCGGGAATTTCGCTCAGCCCGGCGACGGGTTTCAAGAGATTACGGCAGACGACGACTTGCCTTTTAACTAAGCAGGAGAAAGGAAGTGAAACAGCTTGAACATTATTTCATTCGTTCCCACCGGAAGGGAAAACGCCGTTTCCCGTTATGACATTGCCAAGGCAGTCGGGATTTCAGAGCGGGATGTCCGTTTTAAGATCAAAGAGGCCAACAAAGAGCTGGAACGGATTGGGGAAGCGATTGTTTCAAGCTCCAGCGGCCGGGGGTATTGGCGCACAAGCAATATTGCTGAGATGGAAAAATACTTGCAGGAATCCAGCCGCCGAAGAGCGACACAGGCTAAGAACGACCTCCCCATCCAGCGAATCGTCAGCCGGGCAAAAGGCGAAGCCCTCATTTATGTGAAAGGCCATTTCAGGAGGATTCGTGTCAATCCCGCCCAAACAAAGCTATGAGGCGGTGGTAAGGTGCCAAATAGAATTATTAGCGAAAAGATTCGTACAAGCAAATCAATCAACGCGCTTTCAGATTTTCAATTTCGATTATGGACGTATCTACTGACTTATGTTGATGATTACGGAAGAGGCAGCGCGGATCCGGAATTGCTGAAAGGATTCGTATTTCCAAGAAGGAACGGAGTTCGGGAACAAGATATTCAAAAGGGCCTTGAAGCTTTGGAACGCAATGGTAGCATTCTTCTCTATGATGTTGCAGGAGAACCCTATTTTTGCCTTCCAAACTGGGGCAAGTATCAAAGAATACAAACCAAGAAGTCAAAGTTTCCTGAGCCAAGCGAAAATGATATTTCACGGTGGTCCACGGTGACTCACGGTGACTCACCGCTAGAATCCAATCCAGAATCCAATCCAAATCCGAATACGAATACGAAAGACGCGCCCGCGCGCGTACCACGCTTTCAAAAGCCCACCGTGGAGGAGGTTCGTTCCTTCTGCAAGGAACAGGGCTATGCTTTGGACGCAGATTATTTCTGCAACTACTACGAGAGCAATGGCTGGAAAGTCGGAAAAAACAACATGAAGGACTGGAAAGCCACTGTTCGAAACTGGGTTAAGCGTGAAAGGGCTGAACAGAGCAAAACAGGAACAGGGGCCGAAACCACCTACAACATCGAGGCGTTCGAGCAATCGGGCGCGTTCGATGATTTGGACTGGAGGCCGTGACATGAAACTGCATGTTAAGCCGGCGAAGTATCACAACACGCCGGTTGAGGTTGACGGAATACGCTTTGACAGCAAGGCGGAGGCGGCGCGGTACGTACAGCTGAAAGCGCTGAGAGCATCGGGGCGGATTCTTTGGTTTACCCGGCAGCCGTCCTTCCTCTTGTTGGGAAACACCCGGTACAGGCCGGATTTCATGGTGTGCGATTCTTCCGGGCTAGTATGGGTGGAGGACGTCAAGGGCGTGGAGACAAAGGAATTTAAAATCAAGAAAAAGGACTGGGAAGCGCTTTATCCAGGCTTTGAATTGAGGGTGGTTAAGTAAACGGCAATTCTGAAAGTCTAACGGAATATGCGTGGTTTTGATTTTATCGGCCCATTTTTCAATTTTTATGACTAAGTAATGAAATTATACTATTTTGATTTTTTGTTTCAAATTTGGGCGTGTTTTGTCGATTTTATTTTAGGGGCCATTTTTAGCCGCAAAGGAAACAAAAAAAGACGGGTTTATTCCCCGCCCTTTTTGCTCTGCTTGTTGATGATTCGTTGAACTTTGTCTCGCTCTATTTGCATAGAGATAGCCCGCTCTATAAACTGAGCCGTTTCCTCTCCCTGTGCCTCGGCGGCCTCTTGAGCCGTTTTAAGGGTGTTTGTGGGTAAAGAAACCATTGAACTGCTTTGCGGACTAACCGAGGAATCCTCGGAGAGTTGCACACGCTCCCCCATACGCTCACAGATAGCACGGTCAATGAACCTGTTCAAACTCTCCCCATAATTTTTTGCATGGGATTGTATCACTTCTTTTTGGCCTTTACGCACTCTGATTTTTATTTCATCATAGGCTTTTGAATTGTAGCGGTCTTTGGCAACGCTGGACGTTTTTCCCATAGGCTCACCTCCTAAGATATTATATCACATTTATCATGGTGGGTACAGTATGAAAACAGCAAAATAGAATACTGGGTACAGTATTTATATTGCGATTGCTCGAAGAGTGTACCCAGTATGCTTTACAGATGATTTATTAGCGGAAAAAGTCTAAAAATACATATCGAAAAAATTTATCTATACAGGAGGCGGTAACATGAAAGACAAACTCACCTGCTCGGAATGCAGAAAAAAGGACACATCCGAATGTCCAATGGCAAAGGCTGAAAGAACGGTCACGGGAGAGTTCTCAGGCTTTAAAACCGCATTCGAGGATTGGGAAGGGTGCAGCAGGGGCGAAGGCCGGCGAATGGCGCTGCAAGCAATTTTTCAGGGAAAGCGAGGCCATAGAAATTGAACAAGGCGCTTCTGTCGTCTAAAAATATGTGTTGGTGTACGCCGCAGGATTTTTTTGATAAGTTGAACCAAGAATTTCAATTTGTTCTGGACCCCGCGGCTACCGATAAGACAGCGAAATGCCCCTTATACTATACGCCGGAGACAGACGGGCTTTCACAAAGCTGGGACCGCGGCGGCGCGGTATTCTGCAATCCGCCTTATGGGCGCGAGATTGGGAAATGGGTGAAAAAGGCGTTCATAGAGGCCCGCGGGGGCTTTCCAATCGTGCTGCTCATTCCAGCGCGGACGGACACGAATTATTTTCACGATTACATTTATGGGAAGGCGGAAATCAGGTTTGTGCGAGGGCGTTTGCATTTTACGGACGATGACGGCAACGCCGTAAACGCCGCCCCTTTTCCCTCGATGGTGGTTATCTACAACGGGGGCCGGTGAAGGAGGAAGAGTGATGGACATAGAAAAACTGATTGAGAAGCTGCGCACAGAAAGCTTATACAAAGACAAAGCGACGTTAGAAATCATGGATTTGTGCATGGAAGCCGCGGATAAGCTGGAAAGAATCAATGATTTTGATAAAAGCCAGAGCGCAAAGCTGCTTGCTGAAAACGGCAAGCTGCGTGTAAAGCTTGAAGAAGCTAATAACCGTTTAGCCGATTACGAAGATACAGGGCTTAAGCCTGGGGAAATTAAGAGTTTACAAGGAGAGTGGAGTGTTAACCTGAAAGCGTTAGAAATGTACCGAGACTATTTTCCTGACCCGCAAGGAGGCCGAGGTGGCACTGAAAAAGGAGGGGCAGTGAAGGGAGAAAGAGTGATGAGAATGAATAAACAAAAAGGCTGGCCGCCCTGTGCAAGATGTGACCAATGGAGGCCAATCTCGTGTGAGTGCAAGGCGATCAACGAGCAAGGGGTTGCTCCCTGTCAGGTTATGAGCCGTAAGCTGTTTAATCATTTAGCGGAGGAGAATGAAGATGGCTGAATACATAGAACGTGAAAAGCTCTTGTCTCATTTGTTCAACAAGCAGGACAAGCCGCTGGACGTAATGAGGGAGATTACAGAGTTTCCCGCCGCTGATGTTGCCCCGGTGAGGCACGGGCATTGGATAACAGGGTTTGAAAATTTTTCCCCATATCAAAAATGCAGTACCTGCGGGCTTGAAATTCCACTTAAAGCAACAGAAGGCGATATGGAAATCTGTCTTTACAGGTTTTGCCCCAACTGCGGCGCTCGCATGGATCAGGAGGAAGAAGCATGAACCCCGCGGCAAAATGGCTTTTTGACTTATATAAAGGATCGGGCCTCACGAAACAGAAGTTTGCTAAAAGGTGCGGGATGTGCGCAATACAGATCAGCCGCTGGGAGCACGGAGAACAAGACCCGTACCCGGTCAGCATTAGAAAAGCTGGCGCCGCATTTGGCGTTGAACCCCCGGAGGAAATTATAGAGGCGGCGGAAGCAGCCGGTCGAAGCAGGCGCGTTAAAAAAGCGCCGCAAGTTCCAATCGCAGAACAGAAGGGAATAGACGTTCCCAATAAGGACAAAGAAAAGGCCTCCCGTTTTCAATACGACGGGAAGCCCCGGGAATTTTGCAAAAGGAACCGCTGTGAATGGATTGGCTCAGACGGGAAATGCCATCTTCCCTCTTGCCTGAATCTATAAATGCGGAATATCTCAAGGGCAAGCTGAGAAGGAGGAGGGATTAGGTGACAAACAAAGAATTGTCCCAGCTGTACTATTTAAATAAGGAAATCAAACAACTTGAAAGCAAATTGATGGAGTTAGAAACGACAGCCTACAAGGCAACCTCTAATCTTACCGGAATGCCGGGCAGTGGAAAATGCAGCGATAAGGTAGGACGATACGCGGCAGAAATTGCCGATTTAAAGGCGTTAATTAACCTCAACATTGAGAAGTGCTGGCATGAAAAAAGACGTCTTGAAAGGTATATACAGAGTATTGATGACAGCCTTATAAGGCAGATATTTCAACTGCGATATATTGAAGGAAAGAAATGGGAAGAAGTGGCGGACAAGATCAAAGGAGTTACGGCCGATTCAATCAAAAAGCAATGCTATAGGTATATCCGCCATTCTCAAAAAAATGTCCCATATGTCCCGAGAGAATATGATAAAATGGTATAGTAGAAATTTATAAAAAAATCTGTACTTATTCCGCTAAATTCTTTTCATACAAGGAAACGACCTTTTTTAGAAACGCCGCTCTGCTTTGTTCACCACGCAATGCTTCAATACGGTCAAAATCCTCATTGCGCAAATCCGCGAACCACCTTTTATAGGTTTTTTCGTTATAGCGGCGTTTTACTTCCGTTGATGTTTTTCCCATGTCTATCTCTCCTTACTATAAGCTTGAAAAAATTGTGTACTGGCCTGTACCAGAATCATACCGGATAGAACTATAGTGATGAGTTTGGACCATAAAGGCCATCGGAGGGCCACGCCAAAAATGAATATTAAGGATAAAGTCCAAAAAGATAAGTCTTTCTTTTTCATAAAGTAACCTCCATTGAAATTGGTTAAAAAAAATGCTATACTATATTTACCCTTAAAAAAGGGGCCGGGGCTTTTGCCCCGGCGGGTTGAAACTTTAGGATTTGAGCGCTGTTATCAATGCTGCGACCGCGACAATCGCCTTGATAATCAGTTCCGCAATTTCCTGGGGCTTCAGCCCTTTTTGTTTAGTTTTTTTGCTCGTACTCATCACCTCCCTTCCATGATTATAGTATACCATACTCGTACTAGTATGTCAAGCGTTTTTCTTAAAATTTTAAATATTTTTTCAAGCTCATGCCTTATGGCGTGGGCTTTTCTTATGCTCATTTTGAGGTGATATGCGTGGAAAAAGAAAAGCTTATAGGCGAATACCAGGCCGAGCTCAAAAAGGTAATGGACCGAATAGAAGAGGCGTTGGCAAACAGAAAGGAATGCATGAGCACAGAAGGGCGCAAGCGTCTTGCTCTTCTGTATGACATGCGAAATAGCCTCTGTTTCTCCCTGAAGGAATTGACAAAGGATTGATATTTATTTTAAAGCGTGGTGGTGATGTGTGGCAAAACGCTTGACAGATAGGCAAAAAAAGAAAATAGTGGCCGATTATTTGGAAAGCGAGAGCTTTAACGCTACAGCAAAAAAAAACGGTGTTTGCGGGCAAACCGTGCGTCGAGTTATAGAAGGATCTCAAGGAATCTCAGAAAATCTCAAACGAAAAAAAGAGGAAAACACCGCGGACATTCTCGCGTATATGGAAAGCCAACGCGGTGTTGTGTGCGAGATCATTGGCAAGGGACTAGCGGTATTAAACAGCCCAGAAAAGCTGGAAACGGCCACGCCTGCACAGATTACAACAGCCATCGGCACGCTGATTGATAAGTGGGCAATGGTTTCCGGAGAGCCTGCTGATGCGATAAAAGAGGATGGCTTAAGCAAGAGTCTAAAAGAAATGGCGGAGGAGCTGGAGAGTGATGATTAGCGCAAAACAAAAGAAAATTCTCGCTTTCTCTTATTCCAGCTATGACGCAATTATATGCGATGGCGCAGTCCGCTCCGGCAAGACCTCCATTATGATGTGGGCGTTTGTCGGCTGGGCCATGCGGGAATTTAGCGGTCAAAGATTCGGCGTTTGCGGGAAGACCGTAGACAGTGCGAGTAAAAACATCGTTGTTCCCTTTATCTCCATGAGTCTTGCTAAAGAGCGCTATGTTCTACGCTGGCGAAGATCAGACAAAATCTTAGAAGTGCGCCGTGGAGCCGCAATCAATTTCTTTGAAGTATTTGGAGGTAAAGATGAGAGCAGCGCGGCGCTTATTCAGGGCCGTACATTGGCCGGGGTGCTGCTGGACGAGGTAGCGCTCATGCCGCGTTCTTTTGTTGAGCAGGCATTGGCCCGGTGCTCTGTAGAGGGGGCTAAAATGTGGTTTTCTTGCAACCCTGGTAGCCCGCAACACTGGTTTTATCTTGAGTGGATAAAGCGGCGCGAGGAGCACAACGCTTTGTATCTGCACTTCACCATGCAAGATAATCCAGGACTTAGTAATAAAATTATAGAGCGATATGAGTCTATGTTCTCTGGTGTGTTCTACGACCGTTATATTCGGGGCTTATGGGTATTAGCAGAAGGACGGATTTATGACATGTTCCGGAAAGAAAGGCATGTCGCAGCCTCCCCGCCCGGAGCGTGCGGCCTGTACTACATTAGCATGGATTATGGCACGCAAAACCCCACCGCCATGCAGCTTTGGGGGAAGCATGGCGGCGTTTGGTATGCTCTGCGCGAATATTACTACTCGGGCCGGGAGCGGAAGAAGCAACTCACGGATGAGGAATATTATACAGCGCTGGAAAATCTTGCGGGCCCCCTCCCCATTCGCGGGGTGATTGTGGACCCATCCGCGGCGTCTATGATTGCATGCATTCGCAATCATGGGCGCTTTTTAGTGTTCCCAGCGGACAACGCCGTGTTGGATGGTATTCGGGTGACAGCCAACGCCCTCCAGAGTGGAAAAATCAAGATCTGTGAAAGCTGTGAAAACACCGTGCGGGAATTTGAGGCGTATGTATGGGACGAAAAGGCCGCCGGCCGGGGCGAGGACAAGCCGCTGAAAATAAACGACCACGCAATGGACGCCATGCGCTATTTCTGCATGGAGGTATTTGGGCGGCACAGCCCGCAATTTGTGTCAATAGGAGGAAAATAAATGTTGACCAGCCTGGATTTTTTAAAAGCGGGAGAGCAATGGCCGCCAAGATCGGAGAAATACCGTTTGGATAGATATCAGGATAACCGGGCTCTTTTCGAGGACGATCATGCCGAAGTGTACAAGGAGCAGTTCAAACGCATTGAGCGGGTGATCGGAAACTTTTCTCAAGTGGTTTCTTATGCAGTGTTATTCAACTATCAGAAGCTAATCTCGTTGAAAATTGCCGACCTAGTGTTTGGCGAGCCTCCCAAGATTACGGTAGCGGACGAAAAAATCCAGAAGGCCGTGGACGAGATTTTGGTTGAGCAGGAGGTGCTCAATGCGGCCTATGAAGCTGCGATCGATGTAAGCCGGTACGGGGATGGGCTGCTCTTACTGTCCAATCAGGAAAACATGCCGGCGGTAACGGCTTCCAGTCCGGCCCACTGGTTCCCGGTAGTGGACGCATGGAATTTAAAACAGATTCGCTTTCACGTATTCGCCTGGGCTTATCCGCTGGATTCAGAAGGCGAAAAGTGGGAGCTGAAGGTTCAAATACACAATCCCGCAGAACCTTCCTCCTGCGAACAGCACCGCTACAGCCTGGAAGGAATTAAAGGGGCCTGGAAAATCGGACGTGAGATTGCCCGCCCGGAGGAGGCGTTGCTGGAGACCAAGCTCCCCGTCTGCCCGGTGTTTCGGGTTTCCAATGTCAAGACAACGGACCGCCTGTTTGGAATCGACGACTACCAAAGCATTGACAGCATTGTCTCTGAGCTTATGGTGCGCGTGTCGCAGATCAGCAAAGTGCTCGACAAGCATGCGAACCCCAGCATGAGCGGCCCGGAGGGTGCAATGGAGCTGGACAACGCCACCGGGGAATGGCGTTTTAGAATCGGCGATTATTACCCGAGGAGAAGCAACGATGAACCGGACGTGAACTATATCACCTGGGACGCCTCTATGGACGCCAATTTTAAACAGATTGAGATTTTGACAAACCAGCTCTATACCATTTCAGAAATGGGCAGCGCCATTTTTGGCGATGTCACCGGGAAAACGGGAGAGGTCCCCAGCGGGTCCGCTCTGCGCCGGCTGATGATGTCGCCGCTTGCCAAGGCCCGCCGGGTGTCCAACAGCTTCGACCCCGTCTTGAAAAAGCTGATTTCCGCTTGCGCGGCTTTGAAGGGCATTGCCGTTGACGCCAAGGATATTACCATCACCTGGAACGACGGACTGCCGGATGATGAGGCTGAGAATGCCAATATTATGGCTGTCCGAACCGGGAACCGTCCCACCATCAGCCAGCATACCGCCATTCGCAGGCTGGACGATATGTCCGAAGAGGAGGCGGCGGCGGAGCTTGATGAAATCCGGGCGGATGACGCGGCGGCGGACATGGGCAGTGCGCCTCCAGCGGAAACCGAAAACGAGAGCTTTGAGGAAAAACCGCCGGAGGAGCTCCTGCCTGGCGGGGATGAAGCGTGACAGCGGCGGAAGAGCTGGAGAAGCTCTATGAAGCGGCGGAGAGAAAGCTGGTTGAAATAATTGCCCGGAAGGCGAGCGCCGGCTCGGCGGCAGCTTATGAAAGGCAGATATTAAAGCAGGTTTCCGCGGAACTGAAGAAGCTTCGCCGGGCCACGCCGGAGCTTGTGCGGCAGATGGTGCTGAGCGGCTACCGCGCCGGGCTTGAAGGCGCGGTGGAGGACATCTTAAAGGTTGACCTATCCCTCCCCCATTCATACAATCTTTTTTCAAGGGTAAATACCCGTCAAATTGACCTTATTGTACAAAACACGGTCGACAGCCTGACAAAAGCAACCCGCATTGTCGGGCGCAGGATGGAGGATGAAATCCGGGCGGCGGGCCTGCGCGCCGCCGCGCTCAAAGAGGCAACCGGCGGCACGGTGGGAGATATGCAGAAGGATCTGGAAAAGCGACTGCTGGGCCTGGACCTGCGCCAAGCCGGCGGGAAAATAGGCGTCCGATACAAAAACGGGAAAGTGGTTTCGCTGAAGGATTATTCCAAGATGGTCGCGCGAACCACCACGGCGGAGGCGCAGAACAAGGCCAAAATTGTACAGGCGGAGGAGTGGGGCTATGATTTGGCCGAATGCACCACCCACGCCCCGACCTGCGAGGTCTGCGCCATGTACCAGGGCCGGGTGTATGCCCTCACAAAGGAAGCCGCGAACGGCAAACACAAGGGGCCTGGCGGTGAGCCGCTGCGCTTCCCCTACCTTTACGACACAGCCCTTGTCCACGGCTATGAAACCATTCATCCAAACTGCCGGCACCGTTTTATTATTAAGCCGCCACAGGCCTATACAAAAGTGGAGCTGGAGAAATTATCCCGGCATAGCATGCAGCCTTTCCGGGACACCCGCAGCGACGCGGAGCGCAAGGCGTACGCCAAGGAGCAGGCCGTCAACCGGGCAAGGAACGCCGACCGCCGGGAATGGGAAACATACAGGCGCGCCCTCCCGGACGAGGCCTATGCCAGGTTTTCAGATTTCAGGCGCGCTAAGCAGGCAAATTCCCAGCAGTATCAGGAGCTGAAATCAAATTTTCAAAAACAAAATAGATATTCCCAAAATATTAACTCATATGAAGAAACTGCGCAAAAAATTTTTAGCCTTAGTAAGGAAAAATACGGTGAGGGGGTGACAATGAGTGCCGCTAGTAGTACACTAGACTCGGACGACGAAAAGGCTATTTATGATTACATGTCCTCAGGAGTTGCCTATAGCTTAAATGCTTCTCTCCGCTCGGGAATTCCTTTATCAGAACAGCAGGAACTCATAAAACAAAATATTGATAAGGCTTTATTAAAACTTCCAGATTACACAGGCGTTGTTTATCGTTCTTTATCCAGCGAATACTTGGATGTGTCACAATTTTTTAGAGATCATAGTGAGGGGAATTTGATTCGTTATGATGCATTTACGTCTACCAGTAAAGAAATTTATGACGAAACAATGGATATACAAATAGTTATGAAGGTAAAGCACGGGAAGGATATTTCTAAATGGAATGATAATGAATCCGAAGTTCTGTTGCCAAGGGGAACACGTTTTTGTGTTATTAAGACAGATGGAAAGACGATTTATATGGAGGAATTATAATGGAATCAGACATGAAAACAAACCGTTTCTATTTTACGCCAGCATATACTTTACCCAAATGTAATGTTTGTAAGCATTATCAGAGATATGGCAAATGCGAAGCTTTCCCTAATGGAATTCCAGTTGAGGTCTTAGACCAAGAAAATGTTTATCCATCATGCAACGGAAAGGATAGTTTCCACTTTGAAAAAAGAGAATGATTTTTACGACAATTACTCCTGTAGGATCACATTTAAATACACTTGAATGGGCATTAACCGCCCGCCGTAAGGCAAGGCGGTATTTTTATGCCCATTGATCCCCGCGAAAAAGCGTTGCCCGGGAGGCGGCGCTTTTTTATATATTTTTAGAAATTGCGCCTGGCGCGCAAAGGAGGAAACAGCCAGATGCTGAAACCAATGAATATTCAACTGTTCGCCGGGGAAGGCGAAGAAAACACCGCGCCGGAAACGGCGGGCAAAACCTACTCGGAGGACTACGTGCACAGCCTCCGGAATGAGTCCGCCGGGTACCGGACAACCGCCAAAATGTACGAGGGAGCCCTGCGTTCCGTTTTGGGCCTGGGCGACGGCGAGGAAATCGGCGACCTGAACAGCCGGCTTTCCAGCTACCGGCAGGCCCTGAAGCAAGAGCAGGAAAACACCTTGAAAGCAGCCAACAGCCGCCTGGTAGCGGCGGAGCTTCGCAGCCTTGAGGGCTACGATCAAAAGCTGCTTGCAAGGCTGATTGACCTGTCGGGCGTACAGGTTGACGGCCAGGGCAACGTGTTGGGCGTTAAAGAGGCGGCAGAGGCCGCCGCAAAGGAGTTCCCGGCGGTAAAGGTCGCCCCGCGCGCCCAGTACGCCCCGCAAAATCCAGCCGGGCCGGAGCTGCCCGAGATGACGCCGGAGGCCTTTAAAAAGCTCTCCTATGGCGAGAAGTATGAATTTAAGCAAAAACATCCTGAAGAGTACAGAAAAATGATTGGAGGAAAATAATTTATGGCAGGTACATTTCTTGGGTTCCCTTTTGACGAGGAACTGTTTTACGACTCCTGGGGAGAAGCGCCCGACCCAGTGAGAACCGCTATTGTCGACAGCGGCGCAATGGTCAGCGATAGTGTTATTTCCGCTCAGATTCAAAACAAAGGCAATCTCTATACCATTCCGTTTTATAACGTGCTAGGCGGCGATCCTGTCAACTATGACGGGCAGACGGATATTACTTCAACCGAAACCGACGGCGGCAGCCAGACAGGCGTCGTCTTTGGACGCGCCAAAGGTTTTACGGCCCGGAATTTTACAGCCGAGTTGGTAGGAAACGACCCAATGGGGCATATTGCGAAAAGCGTCGCCCGCTTCTGGAATAAATACCGCCAGGGCGTGCTGCTGAAAATCCTTGCGGCTGTAACGGGTATTACGGGCGCGTCCGGCAACGCAAAGGTGTGGCACGACACACATATTGCCGACCTGGGCTCTACAACGGCCACACCGTACACCATTGGCGAAACCGACCTAAACGACTTGGCTACACAGGCGCTGGGCGATAACAAAAGCTTGTTTTCTCTGGCTATTATGCACTCCAACGTAGCAAAGACGCTGGAGAACAAGCAACTTCTGGAATATTGGAAATATACCGACGCAAGCGGAATCCAGCGCCCGATGAACATTGCCAGCGCGAATGGCTACACCGTTGTGGTAGACGATGGGGTTCCGGTTGCACAAGTCGGCGGGTCCGGAGACAACAAGGCGCTGAAAAAATACACGACCTACATCCTGGGGACGGGCGTCCTCCGCACGGCGGGCGCCAGGCTGGACCGTCCCAACGATGTTGACTATGATCCGGCTAAAAACGGCGGGCAGGAGACGCTTTATACCCGTATCCGCGAAACAATCCACCCGAACGGATTCAGCTTTAAGGCGCCTTCCTCCGGCTGGACAGAGTCCCCCACGGACGCACAGCTTGCGGCAACCGCCAACTGGTCGCTGCAATTTGACCCTAAGGCCATTCCAATTGCTTCGTTGATTACCAACGGCTAACGGGAGGAGATTGCTTTGCTGGTTGCCGGCGAGAATACCTACATCTCTACAGAGGAGGCGGACGGGCTTTTGCAGGGAGAGGCTGGAGAGGAACGCTGGAAAGCCCTCACGGATGAAAAAAAAGCGGGATATTTGAAAACAGCGGCACGGCATATAGATTCCCTCCGGTATGCGGGCCGCCCCAATCAGCCGTGCCAAAAAATGGCCTTTCCGCGCGCCTTCGCGGAAATCCCCGCGGCTGTCCGTATGGCCCAGGCGTTGGAGGCGCTGGCCCTTTGCGATACCCAGGCCGCCTATCGCAGAGAATTACAGGCGCAGGGCGTTTCCTCCATCAGCCTGGGGAAAGCTTCAGAAAGTTACCAAGGCGTCAACAGTACCGCCTCCTTAAAGCCTCTCCGGAGCACAGAGGCCCTCTTGCTTTTACAGCCCTATCTTTTAGGAAGCGGGGTGATTGTGTGAGCATATGGAGCACACAGTACGCCACAAAATGCGCTGTGTGGCATTGTACAGGGCTTAATAATCAGGGGGATAAGCTTTACAGTCCATCGCTAAAAGCGCCCCCAATACCATTCCTGGCGAGAATGGAGTATGACCGCAGAGAGGTGCTGGATAAGGACGGAAGCCGGGTTATTAGTGAGGCTTATTTATTAACCGATTATAAGCTCTCTTCATTAGACCGTGTTCAGGCGGATGGGCAAAGCTGGACGGTCAAAGCTGTTTCCCCAATCCGTGACATTTCCGGACGGCTCGACCATTGGGAGGCGGCGCTCTGATGGGACACAGGACAAAAATAGCGGAGGGCCAATACCTGCACGGGCTTGACGAAGCGGCAGAAAAGCTTCAAACACTGGTGGATGCTATGGCTGGAGCCAGTGCTCAGGGATTATCGGACGCTTCCCTTTTCATTTTAGGCGAGGCCGCCAAACGGGCGCCGGTTGACACCGGAAACCTGCGGGGCAGCGGCTATGTGGAGCTGGACGGGCAGCAGGTGGCAAAAGGCGCGGAGGGCGGGGGCTGCACCCTCACCGGCGCCGGGCCCGAAGACGCGGCCCACGCCGAGATCGGCTTTAACGCCAAGTATGCCGCGGACCAGCACGAGCAGGTTCACCTTTCCCATCCAAGAGGCGGGCAAGCAAAATATTTGGAATCTGTTTTGGTTGAGGAACAGGAACGGATTTTGGCAACGATAACCGGAAGGGTCGAGGAAGCAATGGGAGGCAGGCATAATGATTGAGGCCTTACAGACGTTTCTGGAAGGAAAGGGCTACACCAACATTTATTTAGACATGCTCCCCGCGGCGGAACGTCAGACAGACGTTATCAGCCTGTTTGAATGGGACCATACCCTGGGCGCAATTAACGACGGGACGGGCGTCCATTATATTCAGCTGCAAGTGCGCCGGGGAAGCTACGCTGAAGCCAAGGCGGTCTGTACAGCGCTTTTTGTACTGCTTGACAGCGGAACAGAGGAAACTGTACTCAACCTAACGCCAGAGGTGTTCTGCATTGCCCGTCCCAGGCGCGCCCCGGTCAAAATGGACGCGGGCAATGACTATACAACATTTTATTATGAACTGGCCTTATGGGGCCGAAACTAAGGAGGAATGCAATTCATGGGCAAGAAATATCTAAAGGGGTTTGCGAACCTCGGCATGCTTCCGGTAACGGAAAACACCAGCGCGGCCTACAAGGTCACCGGAGAGATCAAAAAGTTCCCGGGCGCGCGCTCCTGCTCCCCGACGGATAACCGGGAAGATTTTTCAATTCCGGGCGACGACGGCATTTATGACAGCGGCGCTGAATGGCAGAGCACCGACTTGGTCATTACTGTTAACGAAATGTCCTTAGAGCTGCTGGCGTTTATCGGCGGCGTGGATGTTGAAGATGTGGTGGATGAATTGGAGGAGGGCGTTTTTGATAACCCGCCCGAGCTCGCCATCACCTTTTCGGCCCTGATGGGAACCGGCGGCTACCGCCTTTACCGCTATTATGCAGCGAAGTGCACTGGC